GGTAATTGGACAGCTCACTCTTTTTGTAGTCACAGCCCTTTTTTAATTAGGTAATTTGGAGCAGTCATGGCCACGCAGAGAGAACTTGCAGAACATTTGGATCTAAGCACCAAAAGGATCTCTGAGCTTATAAGAGACGGCATATTGCCTTCCAAGATGGGGAGATCCCCAATAAACATTGATGTTTGCAGAATTGCCTACATTTCATACCTTCGGAAGCTGGGCGGCTATAACAAACGCAGCGGTGGCGGAGACATAGCAGAGGAAAAAACCAGGCTTACAAAATTCCAGGCTGATAAGGCAGAGCTTGAAGTGAACCAGCTTGAAGGCCAGTTAATACCAGCACAGCTCGTTCAAGATACCTGGACAGATTTTGTGGCCAATGTCAGAGCAAAGCTATTGGGATTGCCTTCTAGGATTGCCCATCAAGTTATTGCCCTGGAAACATACCCAGAAGCAGAGCAATTGATAAAAGAAAACATAAACGATGCATTAAGCGAACTAGGAGAAAATGGAATACCTACAAAATATGCAGATCGTGTTGAACAACACGAAATCAGTATTTAAGCCACCGCCAGATTTAAAGGTTTCAGAGTGGGCAGATTCGCACAGGCGGTTAAGCCCAGAGAACTCTGCGGAAGCTGGCCAATGGAATACAACCAGGGCGGAATATCAACGAGAGATTATGGATACTTTTAATGATCCAGGTATTGAAAGAATAGTTGTAATGACATCATCCCAGGTTGGCAAGACTGAACTAATTTTAAACGCCATTGCCTATTACATGGATCAAGATGCTTCTCCGATGTTATGCGTTCAGCCAACTTTAGCTATGTGCCAATCATTTTCAAAAGATAGGTTGGCCGCAATGATTAGAGATAGCAGTAAAATAAAAAACTTAGTAGCAGATGCCAGATCCAGAGACAGCAGCAATACTGTTTTGCACAAAAAGTTTCCTGGCGGCCATTTATCTTTAGTTGGATCTAACTCTGCTGCTGGCCTTGCAAGTAGACCTATTAGAATTTTATTACTTGATGAGGTGGATCGTTATGAACTTTCCGCTGGATCTGAGGGATCTCCAACAGATCTTGCAATAGCCAGGACAAAAACATTTTGGAATAGAAAAATTTATATGTGCAGCACTCCAACTGTAAAAGGGATCTCTAAAATTGAAGCTGCTTTTGAGGAATCAGATAAACGATACTTTATGGTTCCTTGTCCAGAGTGCAAAGTTAAACAAAGATTGCTTTGGAAAAATGTTGTATGGGATGAGGACAAACCAGAGACAGCAAATTATGTATGCCAAGAATGTGGATCCATTATTGATGAATCAAAAAAGCCCTGGATGTTAAAACATGGCCAATGGCAAGCAACTCAATCTTCTGTTAAAACTGCTGGGTTTCATATTTCAGAGTTGTATTCTCCCTGGGCAACCTGGGCATCTATGGCCGTAAATTTTATTGAAGCTAAAAAGATGCCAGAGATGTTAAAGACATTTATAAACACTTCCCTCGGAGAAAGTTGGGAAGAAATGGGAGACGGAGTAGAACATGAAGGACTGCTGGCCAGAAGATTAAATTATGATGGCCTAAGTTTGCCAGAAGATATTTTAATTGCGACTTGCGGAGTAGATACGCAAAAAGATAGATTGGAAGCTCAAGTTATGGGATGGGGTAAAAACTATGAGGCCTGGGTAATTGAATACAAGGTATTTTGGGGAGATCCAAATGCGGTTAATGTTTGGAATGAATTGGATCTATATTTGAAAAGCAGATTTAAAACTGAATCTGGTAGATCTATTAGAATATCAGCTACCTGCATTGACAGTGGCGGCCATCATTCACAAAAAGTTTATTCTTTCACCAAGCCACGCCAGGGGAGAAGAATATTTGCCATCAAGGGAGCCAGCGTTGCAGGAAAGCCAATTGTAAGTAAACCAACATTTGTAGGTAAGAATCAAACAGCCTTATATTCAGTTGGCACTGATACGGCCAAAGAAAACATCTATGCCAGGCTTAACGCTGAAGAAGATGAAAGCACGCTGCATTTCCCAGCGGATCTTGAGGAAGAATACTTTAAGCAGCTTACAGCTGAGAAAAGAATAACTAAATGGATCCGTGGCCGCAAAACTTTGGCCTGGAAACAAATAAGGCCAAGGAATGAGGCATTAGATGTAACTGTTTACAACTTTGCTGCCATATACATACTTAATCCAAATTTCGATGTGATAGAAGAAAGATTAATGAGTGGAGCAAATGAGAAACTAGATCCAGCGGCCAGCAAGCACAAAGATCTCATTAGGCCTAATAAAAGTACCTTTATTAACAATTGGAAGTAATTTTGCGAGTTATACACATATTGCAGCTCGGATCCGTTCCATAACTCGTAATAAATATATTTGACAGTAAATAAAATAACCTTAGTGTCTTAGTTTGGTATATTTTTTTTACTAAGAGGATTCATTGGCCAACTTATTCGACTCAACAAATTACCCAACAGCAGTACCAACAGAGCTTAAATCTGGAGACAATTGGGCTTGGGTAGATAACAACCTTGGTTCCGATTATTCAAACGCACTTTTTTCATTAAAATATGAATTCAATTTAATTGATGGATCCACCAATGTAAATATTCAGATAGTGGCCGTCAACGATGGCAGCAATTACAAAGTTGAGCTGCCTCATACTACCACCACCAATTATGCTCCTGGTGAATATAACTGGATTGCAAACATTCACAGAAACGCTGGCGGCAGAGTCAAGGTTGGCGAAGGTTATGTAAGCGTTCAGCCAAATTACGACACCACGACCACCAGCGTTAGATCTTTTGCAAAACAAATGCTTGATGCAATTGAAGCCGTGGCATTAAACAGAGCCACGATGGATCAATCTTCAATGTCTATTGCTGGCAGATCTCTTTCCAGAATGTCAATTGATGAGCTTATGAGCTTTAGAGATAGATTCAAAACTGAATACTTAAAAGAATTAAAAATGTCCAGGGTTAAGAACGGCCAGGGATCTGGCAACAATATTAAAATCAGATTTGGTGCAAACTCATAATGGCTTGGTACAACAACATATTTAATCGCACGCCTAAAAAGGCCGTAACTTACAAAAGACAATACCAAGGTGCTTCGACTGGTAGGTTGTTTGGTGATTTTTTATCTTCAGATAGATCTGCCGATGCTGAAATTAAAGACTCCTTAAAAACTCTGCGAGACAGAGCAAGGGCTTTGGCCAGAAACGACAGTTACATTGCCAGGTATTTAAAATTAATGGTGAGCAATGTTGTTGGCAAGCATGGAATTAGAATTTCATCAAAGGCCAGAAATGACAATGGATCCCTGGACTTATTGGCCAACTCACAAATTGAAGCTGCCTGGAAAAAATGGGGCAAGGTTGGTACCTGTACTGCAAATGGCAGGATGTCATTTTTAGATTGCCAAAAACTATTTGTAGAAGCCTTGGCCAGAGATGGAGAGGTTTTGGTTCGCCACATCAAAACCAGCAGCAATGATTTTGGTTATCAGCTTCAGTTTTTAGAATCAGATATGTTGGATGAAAATTTAAACGAGATATACAAAAATGGAAACAAAATTTGTATGGGCGTTGAAATTGATTCTTTTAGGAAGCCAGTGGCCTATCATCTTTTTGCAGAACATCCAGGTAACAATTCCTATAACGGCTATTCAAACAAGCACATAAGAGTGCCAGCTGAAGAATTAATGCACTGCTATATGCCAGACAGGGCAGAGCAAACAAGGGGCGTAAGCCACATTGCAACGGCCATGTCGCAGACTAAAATGCTCGGCGGCTACATGGAAGCAGAAGTTATTGCAGCAAGATTAGGTGCATCAAAAATGGGCTTCTTTACCTCACCAGATGGAGATTCTTTTGTTGGCGATGGCGTGCAAGATACTTTTAACCCAGTTATGAATGTTGAGCCTGGTACTTTTCACCAGCTTGCTCATGGCCAGGAGTTTCAAAGTTGGGATCCATCGCATCCAACAAGTGCTTTTGATTCATTTACAACCACAGTTTTAAGAAGCATTGCTTCTGGCCTTAATATTAGTTATCACTCTTTATCCAATGATTTAACCTCTGTAAATTACAGCTCAATTCGCCAGGGTGCATTGGAGGACAGAAGCCATTTTCAGATCTGGCAAGAATTTATGGTTCAGCATTTCGTTGATAGAGTCTTTAGAGAATGGCTTGAAATGTCCATTACGACAAAAGCAGTTAATCTACCCATGGGCAAATTTGATAAATTTAGCAACGCTGTTAATTACATACCAAGATCTTTCCCATGGATAGATCCACTGAAAGAAATGCAAGCAAATGTTCTTGGCCTACAAAATGGAATCGTTAATTTTTCTGAAATTGTTTCCAGCTACGGAAAAGACGTAGAGGAAACATTCGAGCAGCATCAAAAAGAAAAAGAAATGGCGGATCAATATGGGATCTCAACAGCCTTCCAGCCATTCGGTAATAAAGCCCCAGTGCCAGCAGAAGTTGAGGGCGGAGATCCAGATGAACAATAAAACAAGTTTCAAAAGGCAATTAAGCCAGATGGAAAACATCCCAGCGAGGTAAGCATGGAATTTACAAGCAGTAATCCCATCCTCAATGAATTACAAGCAGATTCAGAAATTGAATCTGTAGAGGTCAGCGAGGGTGTTGTAGTAGATGATTTAGATAGATTATTCACCGATGAGGTTTCTTATCGTACTGTTGATTTGTCCAGAGCTTCCTACATAGACGAAGAAAATAGAAGGGTTCGTATTGGCGTAAGCTCTGAAGAACCTGTAGAAAGATCTTTTGGAAAAGAGGTTCTTTCTCATAGAGCAGAGGACATAGATATGTCATTTATGAACTCTGGCACAGCACCATTGCTATTGGATCACGATGCAACTAAGCAAATTGGTGTGATTGAAGAATTTAGGTTAGACGAAGCAGCGAAAAGAACAATTGCTGTGGTTCGCTTTGGAAAAGGTGAGCTTGCTGAAACCGCATATCAAGATGTAATTGATGGAATAAAACGCAACATAAGCGTTGGATACTCAATTACTAAAATGGAACGAGAATCCGATAAGGAATTAGGTGAACACTTCAGGGCTTCTTTTAAGCCAGTGGAAGCGAGCCTTGTTTCTATACCAGCAGACCAAAGTTTGCTAGTAGGCGTTGGCCGTTCTGCAACAGAATTAAACCAAAAACAGGTAACACTAAAAATGGAAAACGAAAAACAAGAAATAAATCTTGATGAAGTTAGATCTATAAGTGCCGATGAAGCAAGAAAAGAATTTGCTAAAAACTCAAAAGAGATTTTAGACCTTGCTGCTAAACACAACAAAAGAGATCTAGGCAATCAAGCAATAGGCAGCCAAATGTCAGTCGAAGAATTTAGAGGGCAGTTATTAGAGCAAATTTCTACTAGCACTCCTATAGATTCTGGTAATGAAATTGGGCTTACAGAAAAAGAATCTCAAAGATTTAGTTTGGTCAAAGCAGTTAGAGCTTTAGCTAATCCAACAGATCGCAGAGCTCAAGAAGAAGCAAAATTTGAGTTTGAATGCTCAAATGCTGCAAGCCAAGCTGAAGGCAAAACATCACAGGGCGTTATGATGCCAGC